CTTGAACCATGAGAGGCCGGGTCTCATCGACAAACTCAGCCTTCAAATGAAGCTCTTTCATGATGTCGTCAAATTGCTTTGGCTTCGGGGGTAGCATCTGCCCCATGAGGAACTTCTGAACGTCTTCGGGCTTGATATCGAGAAACGATTTTGCCTTCAGAGCATTTTGAACGGCATCGGGGTTACAAGGCACCGGGCAACCCGAAAGCTCAAGGAGTTCCCAATCAGTATAGTCCCTTGGGTTCCAGAAGTTTCTCGTATTTGGCTTTCGTTCGCCTTCTTGCTTGATCTCATCCCACTTATTGGGTATGAACCCAATCGAAGAGGCATTGATGATTTTTTCACCGTAAAGATCTAAGATCATATCTGCAAACGGGTGAAGCCCCTTGGTGGGGAACTTGAGATTGAATTCCATTCTCATCGGGTCTTTTCGTTTGATAATCTTTTCGGCCCTTGCCAAAGGAACAGAGCCATAATTATGTGCCCAGAGAAAAACAGGGTTCTTTCGAAAGTTCTCCAGCTTTGCCCCGGCCACCCTTACGATATCACCATCACGGTCTTGGGTTTCACTTGTCCCAACCATAATCAACTTTCTGCCCTGGGGGTCAACCTGTTTGATAAAAGCACTATCCCCCTGGTTGGTAAATTCGAAAACCTCCTTGCCGTTTACTTTCAAAACAGACCCATCGACTAATTTCAAAGGCTGTGCCATATCTGTATTCTCCTTTCTTTTTATTCGCTTGATCCTGAAAAAACTAGCTCCACGCACCTACAATTTATAATTTGTGAAGCTGGACCTTCGTAGTCTCCTGGGTGTCTCAGTACGGAGCCATCGGGCATGATCCAAAGGTCACTCACCTTGATTCGCTTACCATGCATGGCTTGGTGTTGGGGCCTCACCCGTTCATCTAGGGCCGTAAACCATTGCTTCTCCTTAAACCCACTTCTACTGATCGCAAGATAACGGCCTTCGTTGGCAGAACCCATCATTTCTGTTCGTGCTATGGTTCTGGCCCGGCTCTTGGCGATATCAAAAACAGACCGAATACGATCTGCCGCTTGATCGATTGATTCACCAAGCTTATATGAATCTGCTAACTCCCTTTGAATCTGGGTCTTAACCGTTTGAACGATACCCCGAATCTTAACCTTCTTATTAAGAAGATAGGTAATTGATTCAGGGTCACTAAGATCTGCTGAAGCCTCAAACCCCGTTTCTTCAAAGACTAGCTTTATCCCAATAAGAAGGGCTTGCTTATATAAAAGGTCTACCCCCTTCTCAAGCGAAGAAAGCTCTGGCAGATACAAATCGTCCTCAATATCATTCGGGTCTTTGACCACCCCATTGACAAGCTGCTTCTTATAGAGGAGTTCCAGTGTTCGTTTTCTCATATCAAAGAAAACACGGGAAACCTTTTTGGTGAAAGCTTCCTCAAGGGGGGTAGATTGATGAATAATATTATTCCAAATCGAAACCTTTCTATCTTCAGTAGTTTTCGAAACCAGAAGCTTGACTTCTTCAAATTCAGTGTCAATATACTTGGGGGGTTCACTGCCCGGCAGTTGTGAGTTAGAAGGGGCCAGGGTGTCAATCGTACCATCCGGGTTCACCGGGGTCAAGTTCACCGGCATATACCAAACCCTACGCCAGGGCTTTGAGGCAAAACCCAAATCCAACCGATCATTTAGTTCATCCGAAGTGAAGCCCATTTGCCAAAGTTTGTACCCTGTGTCAACCTTATCTCTCAGGGCCTTCCGCAAGGCTTCGATCTGGGTTATATCGAACTGACATCTCAAATCTGAATCTGGAAACAATGTGGAATTCAAGGCCGAACAAACCATTCTCATCATAGGGAGGTTCGTGCTCTCCCACCATTCGGCCTTCTCTACGTCACCTGTCGAACGATTGATGGTCTTGGTTTCAGAGATAATAGCCTCTTTCATACCATAGATCTGCATGATACGCCGGGCAGACAGATCACGCAATTTCGGGAACTCCATATCCTTCTGGCTCAACCCGGCTTGGGTATATTTGAGACCATTTTCAAGCAAAGTAACACGATGGGCCTTCTTATACCCACCATGTTTCGTTTCAAACTGATTTAGGATACGATTGAATTGTTTATCGGTTAAAGTTCTATCTGTAGCGAGAACTCCACCCGGTTGTGCTCCCTCATCAAAGAAGTTTGAGGTATAGCGGGAAGCCTTGTAATCAACCAGAATGCTCATTCGCCCGGCTTCGCTGGGGGCCTGGCCCATGATCGGATCTTCTGGATTCCAAAAGTAAACATGGCTCACTTCTTCAACTCTCAAAGGGATTGATCTTTCTGAAACAATCGTGCCCCCAAAGGAATCATAAATCACACCCTTGACATCATAGTTCCACCCAACGAGTTGTCCACTATCCTTATCTTTAATAGGACCCATGAACTTCTTTCTCACTACCCAAAGAGAAGGTGGATTCAGGTGGCCAGGAGGGAAGGGAACGATAAAAACATCTCCATCCAACATCAGATAGCCTATGATCGCTTCAATAAACGAGTAGCGATCCATGAGGCGGTTAGGCTTTTCAAACAACTTCTGCCAGGGGTCTTCCATCGGGAGCATCTTGTACTTTTGCCCGGTCTTCTGATAAACTCGGATTGGGATCTGGCTGATTGCCCGGTTGGTGGTTGAGATACAAACGTAACAAATGTCCGATTTCTTGTATGGTTGCTTCATGACATCATCACCAGTAAATTCCTCATAAGAATTGTTTTTGAGGAATACCGAATCCATGAAGCTCTTGATGACCGGGGTAGCTTTTCTCAGAAGTTCAATACGAGTAGTCAATCTGTTGGACCTCCTTACTCTTCTTCCTCGGTCTCTTTCTTTTTCAAATCCTTATCCTGTATTATATCAGAAAGAAATAGGAAGTCAAATGCTTTCTGAAACGTGACCCCAATTGTGATAATGATAAAGATCCAAAACGAAGCGTCTGCCAATGAATTCAGAAATCTTTCTGCCACCCTCTCGATCATTTTAAGCCCCCCTCTCTTTACCCAAGAAACCGAACCATTTCTCCATCAGATTCGGCAACTTCCTTCGAACAAGCTAACATGGCCATATCTGCCCGGTCTGGACTTCGTCCTATACCGATTGGGGGGGCTTTCTTTAGAGTCTCTTTGTCTACGATCTTGATCTTGCCCCCTCCCCCCTTTAAAAATTCAATTCTGATCTTAGAAAGCTCAAAAGCTAACTCCTCATCCTCAATGGCTATCGTTCCATCAACGAACCGGGTTCTCAAGTACCAATAATACTGAGCACGTTTATTGAGAAAAAGTTCCGGGTGATCAATCCGTTCATCATTCTCATCCGGGGCCTCACCCGTAATAATCCCATTAACGGGTAGACCCTGCTCAATGAGAATGTCCGTTACCCCACCCCCAAGACCCGTATCATCGACATTCACAGGGGGCCGGAAGTTAACAAGCTCCTCTTTCTTCTTTTCTTCCCATTTATCCCCTTCTTCTCTTCCAATCTTAGAAAGGGCTTCAAGAATGCCCTCTTCATTCTCAATTGGTTTTGGCTGACCCTCTTCTTTGCTTGGGGCATACTGTTTGTAAAGAACTTCCATCAACCCCGCCGTTTCAGTCTCACGTTTCTTGTTCGTCGTTTCAAGAATCCGAAGCAGCCCAGAAGCATACAGGGCACCAAAAACGGAAGCGTCCGATCCTTGTCTGGCCACATCTAATCCAAAGGCCACTACACAATCTGGAGGCATTGAACCGTCTTTGGCCCTCTGTAAAGCTGCTTCGATATAACGTATAGGGATCAGGGTGTCTTTACCCTCTTCGGGGAATTCCCCTAAGACCTTGATCTTGAACATATTGGAGTCTTTTCCCCATTTGGTCTCCTTGTCCTTGACCCATTGATATGAAGTGAGTTTGGTATAGAAATTGTTCCCATACTTTATATTCGGTAGGTCATAACAACTGACCGTGACTTTGTAGAAAGGGCTATTTGGCTTGAAGGCATCAGCAAAAGGCCCCTCTGAATTGATGGGGTTACCAATATAGAGGACAAAGCTGTTCTCAGAGGTAAGAAGACCTTCAATCGCTTCAAAGGTTAAGTCCACAACACCCCCGGCCTCATCAATAATGACAAAAATATTCTCTTCATGAATACCTGTGATATTCTCCATTGGCTTATCAGTAGCAAAACCTTCGACGAACCACTTGTCCCCAAGATCCAAGCTGACCTGATTCAACTTACCCCCCAGGGGGTTGATTGCGTTGTTGAACAGATAGTGGATCTCACCCCATAACGCCCTCCTGACCTGTCGGAAGGTGGGAGCCGTGGTTAGCCCTATACAATGCCAAACATAAGCTAGATATAATGATAGGCCCCCAGCAAGGAAAGTTTTCCCGACTCCATGGCCTGATTTGACAGCTACTTTTCGGTGCTTGACCAGGGCTTCGATGATCTCACGTTGCTTGGACCAGAGTGGCAGGGGATCCCCAGGTCTCCAACTCTTCGGCGGCTTATCATCTCGCCAACGGTCAATCGGCACCCCCAACTCATCACGCCAGAAGAGCAGGGGATTACGCCTATACCGGCGTAGCATATTGATCTCTTTAGTGAGGGGGTCGATCTTCTTTTGGATCTTTTCGTAATTCTGTAGAATGGGTTGCACGAGGGGAAGATTGATCAGGTCTTCAAGCTCTTGGTCATGATCGTCTTGAATGACCACCTGAGAGAGTAGAATAGGCACTCCGGCCTTGATTACGCTTGACAAGGGTAGGGGTTTAGTGCGTTTGAGAATTTTACTGCTTCGACGTGGAGATGGTGCAGAAGGCAGAGAATCGTTTATCTCTTCTTCAAGGTCCGAGAAGTCTATGCTTACACCACCCATCATATTCCCAAATTAAAATACTAAAATGTATTTAAGGACACAACCCCAAACTCTTCTCACTCGGCCAGAACTGCATGCAGTTCCCACCACCCTCAGACTGCCAACATGGGTTCCCGGACTGCATCATAGCCCAGTGGTTAAGCTCATGGAACATCGCCGTAGCACAGAACCCATTAGGTCCCTGCCCTGAGTCCTTTCCCAGGTGAAGCTTGATCGTTGTAGGGTAGAGAAACAACCCCTGCACACATCCCCAGGATGAGGGTATAGCGGCCCCTCGTGGATAAACGCAATCGGGGTAATGCCCGTAAATGCAGTCAATACAGGGTTCGTTCCAAGGAGCAATGACGACAGTCAGTTTCTTAGCCTTTGGCTTACCTTGAAAGAAGTTCTGATAAGCGACAAAGCCCTGATCGACCCTGCTCCAGTTGATGTTCGCCCACGGCCCATACTTCGCTTCATACTGAGCGATAGCCTCAGCGTTTGCCTTCAACTTGATTCCCATCGGGGTTGTGCCCTTCCAGTCCTTCGTCTTGACGGCTTTGGTCGGGACAGAAGCACAACCGAACAGAAATAATAGAGCGATGAGAGGGATCAGCTTCTTCATTTTATGACTTCCTCCTCAATCGGTTTCACATCAATCGGCTTGGCTGCTGCATCCAGGATAGCCACAACGTCATCCTTGGTCTTCTGGTCGGCCTTCTGGAGCTTGTCAAATATCTGACCGGCCTCTCCCCGATCCCTTGCCACCTTTGCCATGCTATTCCACATCGTGAAGTTACCTTGCATCACACGCTGGCAGAGGGTGTCGTTGTCCCTGTCTCCGTCTTTTGTTGTACGAATAAAGTCCATCCCAAGTTCATCTTCCTTGGTTGCTTTGATAATGTGATCCATGTCAGTCTCCTATCTGGAAGATTTTATACGTCACCCCAGACACATCGTTGGGATTAATCCCATTGTTCACTATCCATGCTCTCACCGCTCCCTTTTGCGTAGAGACGATACGGACTCCGGTGGAGGGAGGGTCGGTGACTCTCTGCACCGATACATCATCAATATACCATTCCGATACGGAATAGTTTGTCACAAAAGCTGGTCTTGCAACTGTTCCTGAAGACTCAGATGTTCGATATTTTGTGTTCTGTACCCATGTATTGATAGTGGTAGAAAGATTCACAAAACTCCTACTATTCAACGAACCGTTACCATCTGGATGACCATATTTTAAAGTGCCAGATACAAAGTAGTTCCAATTTACCTCTTTAAAGAGTTGCCCCACTGTTTCTGTATGTACACTATTCTGTATCCCACTGCTTGCACCATTTGTTGTTACGATATGTCGAGAATATGTGCCCCCATGCTTTTGGGTAGATGATCTCTCATTTGTGGTCACTTCAACATAGCTATTCCAACTTGCATCCAATTCCATATCTGGATTTGTTACAAGTTCCGTCCCACTCAACGTCTCCCCTGCCGCAGCCACACTACTAATATGCCCCAATAACCCCTTTCCATCTGTGGCTCCGTAGATCCCGATCATGTGTCGGCCATCGGCATAGGGGGAGAGGTCAACTCCATTCAGCCAAGCGAAAGCATTATCCGCTGTCAGATCAAGATGGGTATTAGCCTGAGTAACCGTCCCACTTGCCACAACGGGAGCGACGAGAGACTTGAAGATACGATAGGTGAAGGTGGTGCTGGCATAGTTGAACGCAGCATCCTTGAACGCCATGTTATAGAGCGTTCCACCCTTCTGACTCACCAGCGTACAGCCGGTGGTGCTGGGGGTCAATATCTGTTTCTTAGTAAAATTGTCAATGATACCACGGAAATTACTACTTGATATAGAAACTATACCGCTACTGGTAACTGTCTGCGTCCTGACCACCGTAAATGTATCAGCCGTTGTATGGGATGTATCCTGGGTCCCTGTCCCATTTATTACGTGCCTGTTTGCTCCTGAGACATACGTTGTCACGGTATAGGCTTGTTGCATCAGCCCAAGGTTTACACCTGTAATTATCTGAATTATGCTTGCATTGTCTCCTGGAAATGCAGCCACCAGAGTATTTGTCAATGCTCCTGCACCATTCACCCCGACAACCCAACCTACTCCCTGTTGTGTCCAACTTGTAAACGTACATTTCTGAGCACAGTTACCGCCCGTTGTCTCCGCTGCTCCATAAGCAGAGGTGTTTAAGGAAGTCGTATCATAAACCGTAGCAAGTTGAAAGGTATCCCCTGAATTTGATCTGAGCTGCCAATATTGAGTGTTCAATTCCGTCATCTGGGTCAAGCCGGAGAAGTAGATGATATCTCCGTTGGCATACCCATGACCTGCTGCAAACGTCACCACTCCTGGATTAGCCTTGGTAATCCCCGTAACTGATTTCGCAGCGGCTTTTGTAACGGCGGCAAATCCAGGATCAGTTCCAAGTTCAGCTCCAGTCGTCTCTCCCGTCCCCGCTGCCTTGATCCACCCACTTATCTTCTTCCCCGCTGAGTCGGTGACTTCGAGGAGCATCCCATTGGCATTTTGGAAGGGGGTGTAGTAGGGGGTGATGGAGATGGAATCGAAACAGGCATATTTAGCGTTTGTGCTTGTTGCAGTCTGAAGGTAAACGTAAGTAGTTGTAGTTGTTGCGACGAATGTCTTGGTCGAAGTGACCCATGTGGTTCCTGCACCCGAATAGACGAAATACTGAGTTCCTCCTTGAGAGGTACCTAGCCCAACTGTTCTGCTCGTTGCATCTACATTCTTGCTTGCGGTAGAGAATTTATAAGTTTGTCCAACAACTGTTGCAAAAGAGGAATAAATGTATGGATTATTGTTAGTTCCATTATGGCTAATCTTCAAACACGCATCATATGGAGCACCATCCCCACTATCAAAGATGGTAAAGGTTCCGGCTATTCCAACAGACCATCCAGTAGGAGGAGTTGCTCCTGTTGCCCCAGTCCAAGCCGTTCCATTCGTCACCAACTCCATCGACCCAAAGTCAATGAAGCTTCCCCCTGATGCGGTGGAGCCGCCGTCTGTCGCAGAAATTTTGGCGTTAGCGAGAGTTACCGTACCTGATGCCACCTGCACCATCGTACTGAAATCATCTACTTCAGATGCCATCCCCCTTAATGGAAGGGCGACAATAGCAAAGCATAAAATAAGACTAAGAAGTTGTTTCATATTGGACTCCTATATTGTTTAGATAGGCGAATTCTCCGTGATACTTTTTCGCCGCTTCATTATATGCGAGAGCAGCTTCCGAGGCAGATTGGAAAACTCCCAGATAAACCCTCTTCCTGTTAATGTCTATATGGGATTCCCACTTCTGATTCCTCTCGTGCCAATACACACCTTTATATCCACTACGATTATCTGCCCTCACTCCCACATTCAGCGTGTTTTGTGGCTTCTCGCAAAGTCTGAAATTAACCTTACGATTATTTAATCGGTTTCTGTCTATGTGATCCACGTTGATATCGTGGTCTGTGATACCAAGCAAAAACCTATGGAAACTTACAAATCTTCCATTTATTTTGGAAGAAGCATATCCTGCCATCGACCATCCATGCCGCTTGCACCTAACCACATCTTCGGCATCAATGATGCATTCAGCAGTGATATCTCCTGCGTTGTTATAAATCATCATGCGTGCTTCATCTCCATCAACAATGAACTCATTTCCGCCCTTCTTTGATCGAGAAGGATTTCCAAAAATGTGTCCTCTTATCTTCATTTGTGATTCATGTCTTGCACAATATCCGTTAGCTCTGTGTTTCTTCCCACAACCCTCTACTTGACACAAACGATGTTTTAAGTTCATCACCCTACCTCCTGTAGTAGCCTGAAGATTTGACTTGGGAAGGCGGCTCAGGATTGCCGCTTTTCGGGAGCTACCCTATCCCAAGAGTGAAATCTAGGCACCTCCATCTTGGAATAACCCTAACTTACTCGTAGCCCTGTAAAACCCAGCCGCCGTGGACTTCACGCATATCTCAGCATTTATCGAAGCATCGCTCGAAATCTTATTACCAGCCGCCAAATTTGTTCCATTCAGCGTGATAATATCCGTCCCCGTCTTGACATCAAGGCTGAATACCGCTGCCGTAGTTGCAATGAAACACGCACTATATCCGATAGCTGCCGTGGGGAGGCTTAACGTATAGGCCCCTGTCACCAAATGAGTTTGGCCCCGCATATCCTTTGCTGCAACATCAGCCGTAGCTCCCTGAGTGACGATAATCAGGTCTCCCAGGACTCTGCCATTAGCCTTGAGAAAGGCAACCGTAACCCAATTTCCAGACCCAAGACTAACGAGTTCATGTCTGTCATTCTGCTCTGCCTGGATATCCCTTGAACCGGGGAGGATATTACTCGTCGCATTATAGGTAATCAAGGGCGCAGGGTTACTGGTATACCTCACTATCCTCCTGGTCCCTGCCTGCACCGTCCCAAATCCAACAATCGTCACAGCCCCAGTAACTTCCACATAATTTCCGGTAGCTGCCCCGATATCGGTAGTGGTGGCAGAGGCGATGTCGGCTCCTTTGGCCTCGTTAAGGGCGCCAGAAAGGGATCCTCCCGTCTTCGGGAGATATGGAATGTCAGAAATATTGGAACAGGATACCGGGAGTTTGTTTGAATCCACACAAACTACGGTTGATGCTGTCAGCCAGGGCCAGGCTGAGCCATACATCACCCCCCCAATCGTTTTTATCTCTGCTGGGAATGTTAAATTTACTCCCATAGTAAAGAAACTTAAAACAAGTATAACTATTAACAAGAGTCTCTTTTTCATTTTTATTCTCCTCTTAATTCAAACGTGCCCAACAGATCTTGTCCCCCCCGGTATCAGCCGCAACATAGACAGAGTTTGAAGCAATATATAAGCCCTGCCCCCCAAAACTGATCGACTCGCCCGGTGAGAGTTCATACCCGGCTGAAGAGGTGGCCGTGGTTGCATCACCCACCCAGATCTTGCCTGTATTGGTTGATATAGACTTGACCGACAGGGCTTCAGCTTCAACAGGTATCGGGTACTTCGTAGAACCCACTGCACAAGTTATCTGGTTCGAAAGAAAGACAAAGCTTTTAAGTGTATAACCATCTTTGCCTTTTTCTAAAGCCCCTTGAATCAGATTCGGAAAAAAGTTAAAAAGAACAACTAAAAGAAGAACGAAAATTGGAATATAACGAATTCCTTGTTTCAACTTTTCTTTTATCATTTCCACATCCTCTCTTCCAATGTAATTTTCTTTTATCATTTTGTATGAAACCCCCTTTCTTGGTTTTCTGAAACTCGATCATATATAATGATAGAAGCTCATGCTTCGCCAACCTCTTCGGCGTCTTCTATCTCACCGCCAGACCCGCCACCATTGGGTAGGGCCTTGGGTCCAAGCCCAGAACGCATGGCTCGATGGGCACGATCAAGTTGGTCCCTCAGCGTATGCTGAACGGTAAGCGTGTCACGCCACCTTTTGGGGTCACGGTTCTTGAGCCAGAAGATATCGGCTATCACGTCTGGGGCAATGCTCTTGAGAATGATCTTGGTGGGTTTACCATGGACTTTGTGAATCTCTCTTGTCTCATACCCTAATGCTCGTTTATAGAGTGCAGCTTCAACGGCTTTGTCAGGCACCTTCTTTGCCTCTTCTAAAATATCACGCAGGGTCTCGTTGTTTTCCAACGTGTAGGCAAATTGGTCCACATTTAGCCCGAAGACGGCGGCGATCTCTTCATTGGTCAAACCCGACCGACCCAAGACCCGAAGTAGATCTTCAGGGGTAAGATGGGAGACGTCCAACACTCGCCCATTCAAACGGGGTTGAATGAACTGGTTCGGGTCATCATTGATCGTCAATGATGGTTCTTTAGTGGACTTCTTCTCTTTCTTCGGCTTGCTCAAAGGTTCATGACCTGCCCTTTCTTTCTTTTAGAGACAATCGTGTTAAAAGTGGAATCCGTTTCTCTTCAGAATCAGTTAAGTAGTATGATAGAAGATGCTCCTGCCTCTTGTCAAGTCTTTTCTATCTGCCCAGAGAAATCAGATTTGTCCAATCCAAGATTCAAATCCCAAAAATCCAATATATTCCCCGTCAAAAAATGAGTCCAAACAGCTAGATTTTCATGATTTGAGGGGGCTATGGGGGTAGACAGGGTAAAGAGGGCCTACAAGCAAGCCTGGCAAGCCTGGCGGGGTAGAATAGAGGGGTTTTGTCTTGTTTAAGAGGGTAGAAAGCAGGGTTATTTACCCTTTCATATATAAAAAGATAGCTTATTAAGATGGATCAGTTAAAACCCAAAGCTTAGGGGGTATCGTATAGGCTTGATGGGTGATGAAGTGGAATAAATAGAATCATGGGATTCAAATTTCAAAATGGTACAAGTTATTTGTGGGATGATTCAAATTTCAAAATGGTGTGGGTTATTGATGGGGGGGAATTCAAATTTCAAAATACCATATCTTATTGATGGGGGCTACCATACCCAAACAGGCTCATGATCGGGATTTCCACACCGGTACCCCACTGTCCACATAGCATTCACAAATTATAAACACCTCGTTAACATTTATAAACATTTGTCCACAATTTAGCATGGTAGAATATACCCATTAATGGTCCATTTCTAAGGGTCTAATGATCTATCTTTGAAATGGTTACTTCTTCCATAATACCCCTGCTTGAATGCTCTATCATTATATATGATCGAATACCAGACCCTCTTGCATTAGCCTATGAAACAGGGGTATTTTTTAAGGGATGATGATATAGGGAAGGCATAGACACCCAAGTCTTTACTCCCTCTCTTTACTCCTACCGATCTACTCTATTACCTCTTAACGATCTTTAACCAAAGCTCTGCTCTGCTTATAAGGGTCTCCCTCTCATTTGGTCTCTATCTTTATGAGTTATTCTTTCAACCCTTGCTCCTCTCTGCCTTGTCTATTCTGCCTTGCTTTAGAACATACTGCCTTGCTCATCACTCAAGACCATAAACCTAAATAGACCTTGCTCTAATGCTCTTACATAGGGTCTCTTGATAAATGCCCTTAAAACCCATCCTGAGAAGTGCATAATATGGACCTTTGTTTATAAGGGTCTTAACTGCATTCTCTGTTGAAAAGGTGTTAATAACTGAGGTTAAAATGATTGATTTGTCCATATTTCAATTCATTTCTGAAATAAAGGCTTTTAAGACCATCAAAACTGAATTAACAAGCATTCAATTCTGATTTTGGATTCACCCTATCCATACTGCTTTACTCTATCTATCTACTCTGCTTTAGTCTATTCATCTTTGTTCTTCAGACAAGGCAAACGAAACTGAAGATCTCAAGACCGAAGAAGTCAAGGCAAACGAGCAAGGCAAATGCTAACCATCAAATAAACCCCAGACCTCTCAGGATGCATTCTAATGGCATTGAAATTAAATGAACTGAATTCATAAATACTTGATATCATTACATTTCATAAAATGCCTAAGATACCCTATAGGGTCTGAATATAAGGAAGCAAATAAACCATTGTAATTTCAATGAGTTAGAATAGAATCAAAAAGGGTCTGAAAAAGAAAAAGAGTGGCCTCAAAACTCATTGTAGAGAAAGACCTCGTTAACAAGGTCTTTGCTCATTTGAGTGAAAAAGAGTAATTATGGACAGTGGTAGATTTCTGCATATCAGTTATTTACCACTGAAAGATTTTTTACCATCACTTTTTATGAACCAAAAATGGAAT